AACGGACAGGACTCAGGGGACTTTGACGTGACCACTGCGTTCAAGAAAACCAAGGGGTTTAAGCAAGCAGCACCTAACGTGCAAGAGCTTGCTACTGTTGGTGCCGACTCTGATACCGACTTCTGATCGGTGATTGCTTATGGCCCGACGATTCCACAAGTACGGCAAACGCCAAGCTGACGGGTTTCGTTCGGGCTTTGAGGGCAGAGTTGCTGATCACCTCAAAGCTGCTGGTAGTGACTGGACTTACGAGAGTCGTAGCTTCAATATCCAGATACCCAGGAGTTATACGCCCGACTTCTTCCTCGAAAACGGAGTCGTGCTGGAGGTGAAAGGTTTCTTTGATGCGGAGGATCGGAGGCTCATCAAGCTGTTCAAGCAACAGCACCCTGGTGTAGACATCCGAATGGTTTTTCAGAAGCCGCATCAGAAGCTCACCAAAACAGGCGTGATGACTTACGCGCTGTGGTGTGAGAAGTACAACGTCCCCTGGTGTGAAGGGCCGTCTGTTCCATCTGACTGGTTAGCGGTCTAAGACCTGCTACACTTTGATCGGATAAAGGAAAGGACACCGGACCTCCAGGGGAAGCACATACCCTCTGGAGGTCTTTTTATGTCCCGCGTTGTAGGCAGACAACACTGCCCACGCTGTGGATCACGCGACAACGTTGCAGTTTATGAAGATGGGGGACAGCATTGCTTTACCCCTGGCTGCGGTTACCACCTTTCTGTCTCTGGTTCTATACAGATGCCACCCTTTGTCCAAAACGAAACTCAAAACCAAGAGATCACACCGATCCTTGGTAGCTACGTACCACTCAAGAAGCGAGGTATTAGCGACACCACCTGTAAGCAGTTTGGGTACTTCAAAGGTACCTATGGCGACAGTGAGGCTTATTACTGGCCGATCTACGACAAGGAACGTCGGCTAACTGGCTACAAGATCCGTAAACCCAACAAACAATTTGTTCAACATGGCACCAATCCTGATAACACGTTTCTTGGACAGGAAAAGTGGGGTAGTGGTGGGAAGCTGCTCGTTGTATTCGAAGGAGAATACGACTGTCTCTCTTACGCTGAGGTCCGCAAGTCCTGGCCTTGTGTCTCGCTGCCGAACGGCGCTGATTCAGCGGAGAAGTGCATTAGGGCGAATCTTGATTGGCTCCTGAAGTTTGAGGAGATTATCCTTTGCTTTGACAACGACGAGCATGGCCAGAGAAGCGCCCAGAAGGCCATCCAGCTGCTTCCACCACGCCGAGGGAAGATTGGCAAGCTAGAGGGCTATAAGGACGCCTCTGAGGCCCTTCAAGCGGCCAATGGTAAAGCCATCATGCAGATGGTTTGGACAGCGGCTGAGTACGAACCTGATGGGATCATCAGCGGTAGCAAACTGCTACAGATGGTCCTTGAGGATCCCAAGGTCAGTAGTGCCAAGTATCCCTACAGCTTCTTGAATGAGAAGCTTCACGGGTTGAGGAAAGGCGAGCTGGTCACTATCACGGCTGGTACCGGGATCGGGAAGTCAACTTTTGTATCTGAAATTGCTTATGACTTACTGGTTAACCAAAAAGAAACAGTTGGTTATGTGGCTCTCGAAGAAAACATTAGACGGACTGCCCGGCGTTTTGTGGGTATGGATCTTAATTACCCTGTCCATATTGACCGAGGCCACTTCACCGATGAACAAATTGAAACCGCCTTTGACGCAACTCTCGGAACTGGTCGGTTATTCCTTTACGACCATTTTGGTTCTCTCGACCCTACCGTTCTGCTTAACCGTATACGCCATTTGGTTACTGGTTGCGGGTGCTCGTGGATCGTATTTGATCACCTATCGATTCTTGTTAGCGGCCTTGACCAAGGTGACGAAAGGAGAGCCATCGATCAAACGATGACTAAGTTACGCAGTTTTGTTGAAGAAACAGGCTGCGGAATGCTTCTTGTATCTCACTTACGCCGTCCTACTGGAGACAAAGGTCACGAAAACGGGGCCCAAACAGCTCTGTCTCAACTTAGAGGTAGTGCAGCCATTGGGCAGCTCTCGGATATTTGCATTGGTCTTGAACGAGATCAACAATCTAAGAGTGAAGATGACGGCACAATCGTCAGGGTTCTTAAAAATCGTTTCACAGGTTGGTGTGGTCCCGCTGGGTCTGTGAAATATGAAGGAAGTACAGGCAGAATGTTGGAGTTTAAAAATAGCGGTACATCTCGATCCGCCGAATTCAATGATCCTTTTGAAACCGACTTTTGACATCCACATTTCGGAAATGAATCCGAAGAAAGTGTCTGTACTTGCACTCACTGAGAGTGCTAAACGTTCCTGTCAGTCCTTTTTCAAGTCCAATGACAGCCTCATCACGCTCTTCTACGAGCAGCTCGACGACTTCCTTGACTACTGCGAAGACAACGGAATTTCCTATTGCTTCGACGATAACGTTCGACGTTGAGACAAACGCGTTAAAGCCTCGTGATGTAACAACGATTCACTGTTGCGCACTACGCAACGGAGAAGAAACTGTTCTTTATGAGGATCCTGAGGAGTGGTTATCAATCCTTGAGAACGCTGAAGTACTTGTCGGGCACAACATTATTCAGTACGACATTCCCTGTATTCAGTCTGTTTACCCAAGGTTTAAACCAAAGGGAAGGTTGATTGATACGTTGATTTTGTGCCGGATGTTTTACTCAAACATTAAGGAGATCGACTTCAAGCACAAATGGCCCACCATGCCACTACAGCGGTATGGCAGCCACAGTCTTGAGGCTTATGGGTACCGTCTAGGTCACGCCAAGCAACACGCTGAGCTGACTGATTTCTCGGTGTACACAAAAGAAATTGGCGAGCGTTGTGCGTGTGATGTTGATCTGAACGTTAAGCTGTGGAACAGGTTGCAACCTAAGGTCGAAAGCGTTCCCTGCGCTGTAGATCTTGAGATGAGATTCGCAAGACTCATCGCCCTGCAGGAACGATCTGGGTTTGGCTTCGACGTTAAGGGAGCGTTGGAGTTAGAAGCCGAGATCAATGAACAACTGAATACTCTCAGCGAACGATTGAGACAACGGTTCCCGTTCGTTGACGGAGGAGTCTTTACTCCTAAACGAGACGACAAAACTCGTGGTTACGTTAAAGGGGTTCCATCAACCCGCTTAATCGAGTTGAACCCTAACTCTAGGGATCACATCGCTTGGGCACTTAAAACTCACCTCAATTGGCAACCAGAGGATTTCACTGCAACTGAAAAACCAAAGGTTGACGAAACGGTTTTGTCTAAGGTTTCAGGGGCTGATGATTTCGTAAGTTATCTGACGCTCCAGAAACGTCTCAGTCAACTAAGTACTGGTAACAATGCTTGGTTGAAACTAGTTGATGCAGACAACAGGATTCACGGCAGTGTGATTACTATTGGCTGTGCTACGGCTCGCTGTGCCCACGTCAGCCCCAACATGGCCCAGGTACCTGCCGTCAGGTCAGTCCTGGGACCGGAGTGTCGAGCTCTGTTTGGACCTGGCAAATTGTTCGCCTCCGGGGGGAGACGGGTATGGAACACCAAACAGGTTGGCGTGGACCTCAGCGGGATCGAAGCACGATGCCTAGCGCATTACCTTTGGCCCTTTGATGACGGCAAGTTTGCTGATGAAGTATTGAATGGAGACATTCATACTGCAAATCAAAACGCTGCTGGTCTTACAAGTCGTGATCAAGCCAAGACTTTTTTCTATGCCTTGATGTACGGAGCTGGAGCTGAAAAGCTTGGGCTTATCACAGGGCAAGATGGAGGAAAGCTTAAGAAGAAGTATTTCAAAAACATGCCAGCGCTTGCTCGGTTGACTGAACTGGTCACTGACAAAGCAGAAGCTGAAGGATTTGTTAAGGCCATTGATGGTCGACAGATACAGATCCGTTCAAGCCACAGCGCTTTAAACTTCCTGCTTCAAAGCTGTGGAGCACTCATCAGCAAACTTTGGTACGTCCTTTGTCATGAACAACTTTTACTCGAAGGCTTTTCATACGGGAGCGATTGGTGCTTCCTTGCCCACGTCCACGATGAAATCCAATTTGCAGTCCGAGAAGACTACGCAGACACAGTTGGACTCATTGCTGTTAGAAGCGCTCGATTGGCAGGAGAACAACTCGGGATGCGCATCGCTGTCGATGCTGAATTTAAGGTCGGAAATAACTGGGGAGACTGCCACTAAACGATGCACCGTGTGTGACCAGCACAAGCCCCTAGAAGCCTTCTCAAAAGACAAACAGAAGGCAGATGGTCTTTACCCCCATTGCAAGGCTTGTAACAACCTCAATACGCGGCGTAGGAAGGAGATTCGACGAGACATACCAGAGCCATCTGATGGTCTTTGTCAATGCTGCAAGCAAAAGAAAAGTCTGGTGGTAGATCACTGCCACAAAAGCCAGGAGTTTCGAGGTTGGTTATGTAGTGATTGCAACGGAGCTATCGGAAAGCTTGGGGACAATCTTACGGGTGTCCTACGAGCTGCCGATTACCTCTACGAATCTTTTAGGGTTAGCACCCATCAAACCCAGGAGGCTTCCGAATGACTTGGCTCCTACTTGATGCAGACATGCTTCTGTATCAAACGGTGGCAGCTTGTGAAGTAGAGATCGAATGGTCTCAAGACATCATCACCACTCACCTTCCAGTCAAGGAAGCTCAGTATGTTTTCAATGAACTACTGGACATCAAGAAACGCCAATCAAACTGTGAACGCTTCACGCTTTGCTGGACTGCTGATCAGAACTTCCGTAAGGAATTGGTCTCGACCTACAAGGGAAACCGTGCTGGTAACCATCGTAGGAAGCCTGTGGGATACGCAGCAACACGACGGTGGGCTGAATCTCAATTCCATTCGGAATGTTGGCATCGATTGGAAGCCGATGATGTACTAGGAATTCTTGGTACTCGCTTTCCTGAACAAGCCGTTATCTGGTCAGGAGACAAGGATCTAAAACAGATCCCTGGTAATCACCTAGACAACGACGGCTCTTTCTTTTATGTCACTGAACAGGAGGCAAATGTTTGTTTCTACCGTCAAGCTCTTACCGGCGATGCCGTTGATGGCTACAGCGGCTGCCCTGGTGTTGGCCCTAAGACAGCTGAAAAACTCATCCCAGATGACACAGCCGACGAAGCCACCGCATGGAGAGCTGTAGTTAATCAGTACAAAAAGAAAGGACTCAGTACCAATGAAGCACTATCACAAGCTCGCCTTGCAAGAATCCTTAGAGATTCTGATTACACCTTTGATGAAATACAGTTATGGACCCCATTAACCCTCACCACTACAAGTTTGACGACGGAGTAATCGAGTGCATTGATTACGTCGAAAGCCACGCTTTTGATTTTGTTGAAGGAAACATTATCAAATACGTAACCAGATATCAACACAAAAATGGTGTTGAAGATCTTAAAAAAGCCCGTTGGTACCTTGATCGTTTGATTAAACGTCAAGAAGAATTTGACAAACACTACTCACGTAGATGTGGTCACTCAAACCTTTACAACACAATTCTTGAAAATGCTGCTTACGAACGCGGAGAGAGTGGAGAACTGGATGGGAGAAGCGGACCAGTTAACCAATCCTGATCAAGAGCAACAGCTTACTTACGTAGAAGAAGAGTTCTACGAATTGATGTACGCCTACAGAAATGAAGGTCGTGCAGCAACTATTAAGGAAGCTTGCGATCTTCTTTGGGTGACTTACGGTCTTTTACTTTCTATGGAAGTAAATCCTAATCACGCCTTTAAATTACTTGACGACAGCAACCACAGTAAATTTCCATTTACCAAGGTTGACGGAAAAGTAATGAAAGGTCCTAACTACAAAAAACCTGATTATTCAAAACTATGAGAGACCAAAGTTACCGGGAATTTGTTTCTCGTATTCCTTCCGAAGCTTGGGCAGGTGTTTCTGCAGAAGTTATCGATGAAGACGGACAAGATTCAAAGATTGTGTTTTCTTGGGATGAAGAAGATCCTAATCTGAAACCTCTTTCTGAATTAAGCCAAGAACAATTCGATAATTTTATCCTCGATGCTCTTGAGCAAAGCCTTCCACAAACCACTACTGAACTTGACAATGAAACAGCAACTGAACCCAGCGATAGCAATGACGGGCCGAGTGGAGAACTGGCTGGAGAATCCGACTCGTAGGTACCCCGTATCTTGCACCGTGTTTGTGGTGGAAGACACCATGGATGAAGACAAGGATGGCCTAGAAGGCTCCTGGCAATTCGTCAGTAAAGCTCTTAGGTACGGCGCAGGGGTTGCTGTACACCTCAGTAAACTGCGTCCTCGTGGCACTGAGAACAAGCACGGCATGATTGCTTCAGGTCCCTGTGGGTTCATGGAGATCTATTCCAAGTTCAACGAGATCCTTCGTCGCGGCGGAACCTACCGCAACGGTGCCATAGTGGCTCACCTCGACGCGGACCACAAAGACATCGTTGAGTTTATTAACTACGATCGCAGTCGTATCCCTTGGATTAAACGTTGCGTCAATGTTGATGATGACATTATTAACTACCCAGACAAACTAAGTGCCATTATGCAAGGCGCTAGTCGTGGTGATGTTTGGATTGTTAAGAAGCAGTACAACAAGAAAGGTGAACGTATTTACTCAAACGTTTGCCAAGAGATTCTTTTGAAGAGTCGGGATACTTGTTTGTTGTCTCACATCAACCTTGGTCTTACCACCATTGAAGAGCTACCTAAAGCTTTTGAAGATGGTATGAAGTTTCTTTGTGAACTACACAAGAACAGTGGTGTAGACGAATCTGACATTTACAAAAAAGAGGAGAATCAAATTGGTCTTGGCGTCCTTGGTCTTGCTAACTTCCTTGCCATTGAAGGAATCAAATATTCGGAATTCGTTGCCGCCCTACGCGACAGGAACTCGGGTATTGGTACGACC